CTGCAAACATCAGAACGTGAAAGCGTACATGACAAAAAGCGGGTTGAAATAGAAAAATTTAAGCGTCAGTTGGGAAGGGCAAACGACAAAACAGCCAAAGCGGTTGAATTGTTTGAAGCTCGATTAAACGATCAACTGAAAATAGAACGGGAAACGGAAGCTGAAAACCAAACACCGGTTGCTGTTAGTTAGACAAATCGGAAGGAGATAGCATGGAAGAACAAGTACAAGACATCGTTGCTGAGGAAACTACAAACGATGGCACAGTTGAAACAACTGATGCATTAGAGCCATTTGATCCCAACCTCAATCCAGAGGGCGGGATGTATGTGGCAGAAGAAGAGGTTGCGAATCCGCAACCTGTAGCGGAAACTGGGGAATCTCAGGAACAACGCTACGAATATTGGCAGAGTAAATATGACCAAAAGGCGAGTGACTACAATAGAATGGAACAACGAATGAAGGAACTTGAGAATGTGGAGCCGATTGCAAAGCATATCAATGAAAATCCCTGGATTCTTGACAACGTTGCAAGATCACTCTCTGGTGATGCCCCTGCGGTTACCGGTAAAACCGAATCGCAAGGATTCCCAAAGAAACCCGAACGTCCTAGTAAACCGTCCAATTATGATCCATCAGAAGCTTACATGGATCCTGATTCAACAAGTTTCAAATATCGCGACTCACTCGATAATTACCGTGAAGACTTGGTTTCATATCAAGAAGACATGGAGTCATATCGGGTTGCAGAAGCAGATAAGCAGTATCAACTGCAGGAGAAACGGCAACAGGAAGCAATGGTGCATCAACAGCGCCAAGCTATGCAGGTAAATTTGAGAGAGAACTATGGGTATACCCCCGAAAGAGCGGATAATTTTATTCAATATTATTCATCTCCTGATAGTATTTCACTTGAAAATTTAGTTGCCCTGGATAGACTCAGGAATGCTCCAAGTACAGCGGAGGTGGATACGAGGCAGAAAGCAGAGATGATGAAAAATCGACAGGGCAGGGCTACGGTTCCCCCGCCAGCAAGTGTTGGAGGAGGAGAAAAT